GTGAGTATTGGGGGCCAGATGTGAATTGGGGGCTTAGTATGGCTAAAAACATATATGTTGATATGGACTTGCATATTGGCCATAAAATAAATAATGGTATAATACGGCCAAGCGACATTAGTACCTGCAACGCAGAATTCGCAAAGACCGATGGCAAGTGGAATTATAAACAAATTTTTTAACGACGGAGCATTATGAAATTAGAAACATTACAACTTAATAAGCTCAACCCAGCGGAGTACAACCCTCGAACTATTACTAAAGATGAATTTGAAGGGCTTAAAACCTCGCTCAAAACTTTTGGTCAGCAAGAAAACTTAATTGTAAATAAAGATATGACAATTATATCTGGCCACCAACGCTACAACGCAATGAAGGCTTTAGGCTGGACAGAAGCAGTATGCAACTTAGTAGATTTAGATAAGCACGAAGAGAAAAAACTTAATGTAATAATGAATAGTACAGCAATCAGTGGCAAGTATGATGAATTAAAATTGGCCGAGATATTAGAAGAACTAAAACTTGATGATAACTATGACAGTTTAAGATTAAATAAGCTAGAAGCGCTTGATTTAAGCGACGAGTTTGAAGAATTAGACCCAGAAATAAAATTTAGCGAAGAATTGCTTGAGCAACATAATTATGTAGTTTTATACTTTGACAATGAAATAGACTGGCTTCAACTTCAAACACTATACCCACTAGAGAAAAAATACTCTGGCAATATAGACCATAGTCAAACACAAAAAGGAGTTGGCAGGGTTGTTAAAGGAGCGGATTTTATAAACAAAGTATTAGAAAAATGAAAATTTCAATTTGCGCACCTAGCTATAAAAGAGCAAATATAGTATTAACAAAAAAATACCTTCCAGGGATTGTGAGGTACTATGTCGATAGTAAAGAATACAATGACTACAAAGAAAATAACCCTAATGAAATTATAATAAAATGCGAAGATGGTATTCAGGGGAATATAAGCAGAATTAGAAATTACATACTTGATAAGGAATTTGCGTTGGGAAATGACGCCGTTTTAATTGTAGATGATGACTTAAAGGGAGTTTATAACTGGGAGAACAGTTCAAAAAAACTTATAGAAAAAAACGAATTTATGGCATTTTTAGAAAAACACACTATTTTATGCAAAGAATTTGGATTTGTGCTGTGGGGACTTAATGTAAATGAAGACAAGCAGACTTATAAAGAGTTTACGCCTTTCAACACTACTAATTTTATTGGTTGCCCATTTCACTGCACCTTAAAAGAGTCTAGCCTGAGGTATGATGAAAGAATGCCACTAAAAGAGGATTATGATATGACAATACAACAATGTAATAAATATAGGGGTTGTTTAAGGTTAAACAATTATTTTTACAATGCTAAACAAAGCAAACAGGTAGGTGGAGCAGCTAGTGTCAGAAACTTCGAAGAAGAAAAAAGACAATTAAAACTTTTAATAAAAAAATGGGGTAGCAAAATAGTTAAAATTGACAAGAGAGATAGAAGCACTAAAGACAGCAGAAAAATAGACTATAATCCAAAAATATATTTACCAATAAAAGGTATATAAAAAGACTTGTTTTTTAATAATAACGCATTTATAATCAAGTTATATTAAATAAACGGAGTAAATTATGGAAAATAGAGAAAAAATTTTAGCAATAAAACAGAAGCTTTACAGCGGAGAAGTTACTTACGGAGAAGCTAAAGAATTAGCAAAGCCAATTTTAGATGAGATAAATAAAAAGATAGCAGAAATTGCAAAATTTAATAATAAAAAACCTTACAAAATTAGTTTTGGAAAAGCAATAAGATGAGTATGTCTAAAGTAATGCTCTCTAAATTACTTAACCAAAAATTTCCTACTACTGACTTTATTTGGATTGGTAGCGATGTTTTCAATGACCGCCAAAGATTTGTTATAGACTATAAAAATGGAGATACAGTTAAAATAAGAGAATTCGTAAAAAGTATATTGCCAAATATTGAGGTTTATTACTACGACAAAACATACGAGTAGTTTGTGCTAATATAAATACATGCCTAGACCCACTGTAATGACACCAGAGATAATAGATAAGTTTCGACAGGCTTATCTAATTGGTGCTACTAATGAAGAAGCTGCACACTATGCAGGTGTAGCTCCGAGTACTCTATATTTGCACATCGAGAAGCACCCAGAGTTTTCAGAGCAAATAGCAGGCTGGAAGTCTGAACCTATACTAAAAGCCAAACAAACAGTAGTTAAAGGCCTAGATGATATAAAAAACAGTCAATGGTATTTAGAGCGTAAAGCTAAGGCAGAGTTCGCACAAAGGCAGGAACTTACTGGCAATGAGGGGGCAGCCATAAATGTTATAATAGAGGACACCTATGCAAAACAGCCAAAGTTTAGAACAGACAATAACAATGCCGAAGCTGATGACTTGGCAGAAGACAGTAGCGAATAGCGACGCACGCTTTAAGATTTTAAGATGTGGCCGTAGAACTGGCAAAACTTATTTTATACTTATCGACGCCATATCTTGGTGTTTGCAATATCCAAATATAACTATTGCCTATGTAGGGCTTACCTATGGCCACGCTAAAGATGTCGTATGGGAGGATTTGCTTAAGATAGCAGGCGACACTATTACCTATAAAAATGCTAGCGAGCTAATAGTTAAATTTAATAATGGCTCAAAGATAAAGCTGTACTCTTGGGACAGCGTAGATAATATGCTAGGTAAGAAGTACCACAAGGTTTATTTAGACGAAGCTGCAGTGGCTAGAAACCTAAAAAACGCTTGGGAAAATGTAATTGAGCCGACGCTACTTGATTACCACGGAGAAGCTTGGTTTACTTCTATGCCCAGGGGCAAAGGCCAATTTAAGGAACTTATTGACAGGACAAAGTCGTTAGGCGATTGGCAAGATTTTCACTATACAAGCTATGACAATGAGATGATACCAGACATCAAAGCAGACCTAGACAGAAAAAGAATGGACATAGCCCCCAGCGTATTCGCACAGCAGTATCTGGCAGAGTTTACAGACCTAGAGGGCCGAATATATACCGAGTTTAGCCGTGACGACGCAATAGCCGAATGCCCCTTTGAGCCTGTTAGCTATGGCTTTAGCGTAGACTTTGGCTACAATCACCCTTTGGCAGCTTTTGTATACGCAATAGACAAGGACAGCAATATTTATGTAATGAAAGAGCTATACAGAAATAAGCTAGATGACCAGATGAGGCTTAAAGCAATACAAGATATAACCGAAGGCTTAGAGATAGATGTTGCTGTAGCAGATAGCGAAGACCCTATCGCAATACTTGGCTTAAACAGAGAATTACCTTTTTATCTAAACAGCGCAGTTAAAGGGCCAGGCAGTGTTGTATCTGGCATTAACTTAGTCAAGTCAGCATTGCACTCAGGCCAGTTAAAAATATCTGATAAATGCGTAAACCTAGTTGATGAGTTAGAAATGTACAGCTGGAAGCTAGATAAAGACGGCAAAGAATTAGATGTGCCTATAAAAGAAAATGACGACGCGGTAGACAGCTTAAGATATTTTGTTACTAAAATGCTTAGCAATAACAATATTGGCATAGATGACATTGTGCTATAATAATCTGAGAGTCCCTTGAGACCATAATTAGGATTATATTTAATGAAAATCTCAGACAAGATTAAGTCAGCTTTTAAGTCGCTTTATAACTCAGAGGTAAGAAGCTCAACTTCACCTATTGGGCAAGTATTAAGAAATTATCAAAAAGAAGCAACATTCTCGCCAGTAAGGCAATTGCAAGGTATAACATTTAAGGGCATAGACAAGATAGGCACATCGCTATCTATTTATGAGCCTATTATAAAACGCAAGTCAGGCGACATATATGTTAACCACCCACTGCTAACTTTGTTTGAAAACCCAAATAATAACCAGCAAAACCCATCAGACTTTATACATTTATTTGGTATGCTATTTGAAATTTACGGCGAAACTTTTTGGTATTTAGTAAAAGGCGAGTCTAGTCAAAAGATTAAAGAAATATACCTATTGAACCCAGCCCAAATGGAGCTTATTATTGAGCAAGGCGAGCTAATTGGCTATATTCTACATAAGGCAAACGGACAACAAGTGCCATTCACTTTAGATGAAATATACCACGACAAACGCCCTAACCCATTTAACGAGTGGCGCGGAATGTCAGTAATGGAGAAGGCGGCTACATACATAGACACCGAGATTACTACTTCTGTATTTACTTTGAATTATATGAAAAACAACGCTAGCCCTAGCGGAATTGTATCGCTACCAGATATGGACAAAGAGACATTCAAGATGTTTGCTTCACAATGGCGCGAAGGCTATGAGGGACCAGAGAACGCTGGCAAGACTGCATTTATACGCGGTGGCCAAGCAGACTTTAAGGCAGTAGGCGCAACGCTTAAAGATGTAGACCAAGAGATTACTCGCAAAATGGCTAAGAACGATGTGCTGATGATGTTAGAAGTGCCAAAAGAAATACTAGGCATGACAGATGGCGGAGCGCTCGGCCGTAACACTGTAGAAGCTTTTGGCTATATGTACAACAAAGAAAAGATAGAGCCAATTATGCGCAGGCTTGATAGAATATATGAAAATATTTGGAACACACAGAATGGCGTCGGTGAGCAAATAGAAGTTACTCACGAAACACCTGTACCAGAAGATAAAGAATATCATCACAAAATGCACAAAGATTTGGTTAATATTGCACTTACAGTAAATGAAGTTAGACAAATGATAGGCTATGAACCTATTGAAGGTGGTGACGAATTGCATACGCCTGTTGCAGCAGCAGCGCCGATTGAGTCAGTTGAAGATGAGTCTAGTAAAATAAGCATTGTTGGCTTTAAGCAAAAAAAAAGTAAAGGCCAGATAGCCAAAGAACTTAACAACAAGCAAGAAGAATTCAGGGGCAAGCTAGTAGCTACCAATGAGATTTATATGGTTAAAGTTAAAAAGGTTATATCTACCTTTGCACGCAAGCAAGGCGAGCTAGTTATATCTAAAATCAACGCTAGTAGCAAAGCTTATGAAGAGTGGCTATTTAATATAAAAGAAGAGTCTGTCGTGCTAGCCGAAGCAATAACACCTGTAATGCTAGAGCTAATGAACGCACAGATTGAAGACACAGCTAACTTTATAACAGGCGAGCTAATTACATTGTCATCAGATGTAAGAAAAACAGTAGATGTATCA